GTCCAAAGCCCTTTTCGGCAGAGGACTGTGTTATCCTCCAAACCCTGTCACCGTCAGGTGTTTTTTCAAAGGCCTCTGACGCCGCAATGGAACCCATCAGAATCTCTCCCAAAAGCTGCTCAGCATAGGCTTTAACTTGGTCAGAGGTTGTTATTTTTCCTACCATGTCGGGAGGCAAGACCTCGGGAAGTCTCTTGCTGAACTCTGCATTGGATTCTCGAAGAAGGTCTCGCAGCTCAACGAATGTTGTTAGCTTGTTCTTGTCAAAGAGATAAAGGGAAATTCGATCCCCCAAAAAGGTGCCATATAGGGCTAAATTGGCTTGGGCAGCGTGCTCGGGGCTCCGTGCCGCCTCCTCAAGCTCCTCAGACAATCCCAAAAGGGCATTTTCCACAAGAGACTCAACCAAGGCCTTCATTTCGTCAATGAGAAAGTCAGGTGGGTTGGATGGGTCAGGTATCTCCTTGGTCTTTATTAAAAGCCGCTCATTCCACTGATCAGGGTTTAGGGTGGGTATGCTGCCGTCAAGGTCTTCACGGGCTCTGACGGCATTTGTGATTTTGGTAACGACAACAGGAATTTCCTCTTGTTTCCAAACGCACTCCTCAGGGACGCAATAGTCTGGCAGTTCTGGCGTGATAAAATAGACCGCCACCAGCCTTGACTTTGCCCGACCAAGTTTTGTCATTTGAACGCCAGGAACAAAGCGCCCGCCGACAGGGATGGCATACACGCCTTCAACGAATGAACTCGCCCAGAGTTTCCCTGATTTTTGTATCCCCAGGGCTCCCTCTTTGTCTGTGAGGTGGATGTAGACTTGTGGCATATCCATACTAATTAGAGTGTGATGGCAACAAAGAAAACAAAACCATACCAACAGCAGCTACCTTCCTTTCCGCCGCAGTTGCCAGACGACGAACCAACCCTATCTTCTGACAGGGCTACTTTCAAACCTGTTGACATTGATGGCCTGGATGACAAGATCAATCAACAGCTAGAGGACTTCTCCGGGCTCCTGGCGAGCATCTCCTCAATTGAGGATAAACAGAAGGCGCTGTGGAAGCAAATCTATGAGAACGCCGTTCAGGACCGCAAGAACGCCTATGTCATGTGGTCAGACCTCTATGCCTTCGTGCACTCCAATCCAAGCGAACATGCTATTCATGGACAAAATCTCTCAAGATACATGGAGCGCATGTCCAAGGCAAATGACCAGATTCTTAAGCTTGCGGAGCTTGTGTCTAATGCAACCGAGGACCAGGTTGAAGAAACCTTCACGGAGGAAGACATGTATGACCGCATCCAAAAGACAACCGGAAATGGACATTGAGCCATGGTGTCTTCAGCAGATAGACATTTGCTTTCTCTAATAGAGAGTCTCGTTGAGGAAGAGCTTCAGACGGAAGCTCTGCGTGGCGGGTTTGACCTGAACTACTTCAAAACCCTAACGCATCCAGACACGATGATGGAATATGCCCATGAACACCTCAAGAGGTTGGGTCAAGGGTCCTCGAGAATTGTCTATGCCCTATCTTCTGGCAAGGTACTGAAAATTGCCTACGATATGATTGATGCTGGAATAGTGCAGAATGAGACCGAGGTAGACGTTTCCACCAACCCACACACCAAGCCCGTTGTTGCCAAGGTGTTTGATGCCGACGAGGGTTATTGTTGGATTATCTCAGAGCTTGTCAAGCCACTCGACGGCGATAAGTCTGATGTGAACTCAGTAACAGGACTGCCAAACGCTACGTTTGCACAGCTTCTTAAGTACACACTAGATAGTGGCTTAAGTTTTGATGAGGCCGTAGAGCATCTTCAAGACAGTTATGGTGCCTACACCGGAAATAGTTGGCGTATAATGGCAAGGAAGGCGCTTGAAAGCTTCAACAGGCCATTGTGTGAAAAGCTCATAACCGGCATTCGAGAAATGCAAATGAGTTTCGGGTTTGACATTACCGACATCATTTATCGAGCAGAGCATTTTGGTAAGACAGCAGATGGAAGGATTGTCATTCTGGACTATGGCTATAATGATCAAGCTGTAGGTCGGTTTTACTCAGGTAGCGGCACAGCCAACTCTTTTTGGGATGTAGACCGAGACCACATCCCAAACAAGAGATATCGACGAGCACGCAGACCAAACTAAAGACGCCTCCCATGCCTGAGGTCCAGGTTTGACAGAGCCAAGTTTCACAATGTGAGATAGAATATACCTATCTCATATGGCCCGAATAACAACCACAGTTACACGTCGCTTCGGCAAAGCTGGACAAACCAATGAAGGACAGTTTCGCCAGCTCGCTACTCAGGGCGAGGGACCGGCCTTTCAGAGGGCCGTTGTGGTGGATGTCATCATGGACACTTCTCTTCTGAGTGAAGAATATCTGAATGAGGTAGCCAGTCTCGTGGACAATCCCGAGCTGGTAGACATGATGCCAGTTGGTTCTGTTATTGCCAGAATTGTCAGCAACCAGGGCGGAATAGGGCCCACCGCTCACACAATACTGTTTCCAATGATGTCGTCTCACATCATGTTACCTGTGCAGCCAGGAGAGCAGGTTATCGTTTTCTATGAGGACTACTCCAACACTGGGGCCAAGGTAGGCTATTGGCTGTCACGAATTCATAGTGAGCAGACCGTTGAAGACCCAAACTACACTCACTATGACAGAAGATTTGACCCAACATCAAACCCTTCTAACTTTTCTACCGAACAAACCTCAAAGAGAAGCTCCTCACCTCCTGTCGTTGGATTTCAGAATGGTGGAAACACGGCAGACAGCCTCACGATACAGCCATCTGGAAGTATGGGAGAAAATCCCTACCAGACAATCTTTGAGTCCTCAAAGGCTGGAAGATACATAACGCCCGAACCTGTGCCCCGCTGGAAAAAGAGGCCCCAGGAGTTCGTCTTGCAGGGCGCAAACAACGCCCTGATAATGATAGGAGAAGATAGGAACGGACCCATTTCGGGAGCCCTACAGGATTCTCCAGTTGACATTGCCAGAGCGAGAAATGCTCCTAGGCAGGCTGGTGCCATCGACATTGTTGCCGGTCGTGGAAGGTACTTTCCAGAGCCCGGAGAGAGCCCTAGAGGGGGCTCTACGTCTGCCAACCCACCGCAGGAGTCAAGCACTTCTCCGCTCGTTACAACGAATACAAGAAATAGCAGGGAGACCGACAAGAATCCATACAGGAGCGCCCGTGAGAACTTGGCCAACCCTAGGGAGGGCGATCCAGATCCGGTATATGATGCTGCTCGAGTCTATGTGGTACAGCAGAGTAGGGTTGACGAGAACTATCGACTGGTACGAGTAGGTGATGTTGGTCTTGAGTATCCTTCCGAGGCTATTCCGGTGGTACAACCACCGGAGAATGGTGCCTATGGCCGTTCCTATGTTGTTGGAAAGGCTGATCATGTTCGTCTCATTGGAAGGATGGACGAAGACTCCCAGATAAACGGAACAGTTCTGATAATCCGTGAAGGAGCAAAGGCAACTTCCGAAAGAGGCGGGACGCCAAGTAGTGCAACATCTCCAAATGATGCACAAACGTCCAACGGGACTCTTGCCTACATTTACATGGATGAAAACGGTGACCTACAGCAGGAGGCCAAGAGGATTATCCTCGGTAGGGGAGAAGATGAGAAAGAGCCGTACATTAGATACACTTACTACAAGGCGCACATTGACGAGTTGAAAAAGCAGATAAAGGAACTGGCTGACCAGCTTCAGTCCGTCACCGAGACATACAGAACAGCCTTTTCATCTGCGACGGCTGTGCCGTGGTCCACGATGCCCGTTCTAATACAGGCTGGTATTCAGGCTAACATTGAAACAGTTCTGAAGGTAGAATCTGTTAAGAACTTGGTAGACACCGTCAAGCCTGACGATGCTGCCTCAAAGAAGATTTTTGGAGAATAATATGTCGAGGATGAATCTCAGAGAAGAAATTAGGCAGGTTTTTCTTGAAGAAAAGAAGAACGGTGAAGCAAATGCTGGAAATGACAGCAGCACCGACCCAAATGAGCAAATAAATCGGATGGCCGATGGACTTGCAAGGGCCATTGACAGGCATGTTGAGGAGGAGATGACCAGGTTATGGGTATCGCTAACATTTCCTGGGGCGTATACAGGCGTGGACGAGGATGGAAAACCTATCACTGTCAATCCAAACATAATTCTAACGTACCGTCCACACATTGATTCGGAGACCTTGCCAGCGACAGTTCAAAATCCAAGTATTCTAGCAAATTTCAAACCACGTTTAGGCTGATACTTAGAACAGGCGAGGGTGTAGATGGTAGCCAAGAATACAATGCTTAGCTTTAAGGATGTGGGAGTTAAGGACGTTGACAGGACGGCCGCTCGTCAACTAAGAGCTGTTCCAGTTCCAATAGGCATTAAGACTCCGCTTGAAATCGACGAAACAGGGAACAGTGTCTTTGCCATGCATTTTTCCCTGAAGGATCAGGTGGCAGACAACCTGAGAAATCTAGTTCTCACAAATCACGGCGAGCGTCTGGGGCTATATGACTTTGGGGCCAACATACGTCCTTTGCTTACGGAGTGGTCAAGCAAGGACAACTTTGACCAAGAGGTGATGCAAAGAATCAACTCGGCAGTATCCAAGTATTTGCCTTTCATTACGATGATAGGCTACGACTCCTCCCCAAACTATTACGAGAACGTATTTACTGGTAGGATAAAAATTACACTGCTTTACTCTGTCCCGGCTCTAAAGCTAACCGAACAAATCTTGGAAATGACACTATTCGTGATCTAAGGGTATTCAACTAAACATGGCAACAGATAGCAAAAAACAGGTCCTCAAAACAATCAAGGAGCGCAAGTACCTTAACAAGGATTTCAATGCGCTAAGGGCAGACCTCCTAGAGTATGCTCGTACTTACTTCCCTGATCAGATAAAGGACTTTTCGGAGGCTGGACTTGGCGGGTTGCTTTTGGACTTGGCCGCCTACGTCGGCGACGTGCAGTCTTTCTACCTAGACCATCAATTTCACGAAAACTTCCCTGACACGGCGACCGAGAGCAACAACATCGAGAGGCATCTCAAGAAGGCTGGTGTTCCAATCGTTGGAGCTGCACCAGCAGTTGTTGACTGCACATTCTACGTCAAGATTCCCGCTTCCGGCTCCTCCCCTCCAGTACCCGATCCAACGGCAATGCCAATGATCTATGAGGGCACGGTTGTGAAAGCCCAGAACGGGACAGAGTTTCAGCTAACCGAAAACCTGGACTTTACAAGGACAAATGGTGACGGTGATCTGGAGGCCACGATAACCGTTGGCAGCCGTGACCAGAACAACAACCCAACGAATTTCATTATGTCTTTGAACGGGGTGTGCATATCCGGTTTTAGGGCTACGGAATCATTTTCTGTTGGAACGTTTAAGGCATTCAAGAAGTTTACCCTGTCGAATGAGAACGTTACAGAGGTTACACGAGTAACGGATACGGTAGGAAACGAATATCATCGGGTTGACTATCTCACGCAAGATACGGTCTATAAGGCAGTAACAAACATTGCTCCCGACCATCAGATGGTCAGTGAGAATCTGGTGCCAATACCAGCTCCATATCGTTTCATCACAGACACAAGCCTAAATACCAAGCTAACAACGCTGACGTTCGGCGGTGGAAGTGCAGAGACCTTGAACGACGATGCCATTCCAGATCCCAGCGAGTTTGCTCTGCCGCTGTACGGAAAGAAAGTGCTGTCCAGGTTTACCTTAAACCCTGGCAACCTTCTACAGACCACGACCTTTGGCGTCTTGGCCCCGAATACCAGCGTATCGGTAACGTACCGCTATGGTGGCGGGTTGTCGCACAACGTTGAACCACGAAGCATTAGGAGCATAACGGTACTAGACCTATCCTTTCCAAATAACCCAACCTCAGCCGTGGCGCAGTTTGTTCGCAACTCGCTGGATGTTGTCAACGAAAAAAGGGCTGCTGGTGGTGAGGACGCTCCAACGGTTCAGCAGCTTAAGGCCAAGATACCAGCATTTGCAGGTGCTCAAAATCGCATTGCCTCAAAAGAGGATTTGCTGGCACGCATTTACACCCTTCCTTCAAACTTTGGACGTGTTTACAGGGCCAGCCTACAGACAAACCCCAACAACCCAATGGCTTCACAGTTGTTTGTTGTGTGTAGAAATGCACAGAGCCAGTTGGTGATTGCGCCCGACACTCTCAAGAAGAACCTTGCTTCCTATCTGAATCAATACCGGATGATATCCGACGCTATCGACATTCTGGACGCTAGAATAATCAACCTTAAAGTCCAGTTTCAGATAGTCACAGATCCAATGCAGAATAGGCAGCTTGTGCTACGCAACGTACTACAGAAGCTCAAGAGCTACTTTGACGTTAAGAACTTCGAGATTGACCAGCCGATCGTACTTGCAGACATACAGAACATAATCTACAACACCCAGGGTGTTATTTCGGTTGTCTCCGTAAGCCTACAGAACGTGTATGGAAACAACAGCAATAGAAGCTACAGTACCGAGCAGTATGACATCCCTGCTAATACCTTTCGTGGAATTCTATTTGGACCTCCAGGGTCGGTATTTGAGATCAAGTTCAAGGACAATGACATCATTGGCACTGCCGTTTAAGTGCTCTACCTTCTGAAGAAACAAAGACAACATGTATAGACTACTGACAGCCAGCAAGGACACTTACATAACCGACAAATTTGTTGCCGGAGAGCGGGCGCTTAATGCGAATGTTGGGCAGGCTGGAACCTTGGATCTGTTCAAACTGTACAACGAAACATTCATTTCCGCAACAGCCTCCCTGTCGGGTGTTTTTGAGAAATCCAGAGTCCTTCTACAGTTCGACATGGCTCCTCTGGCTGCTCTAACTGCCAGCAAGGTAAACCTGTCAGACCCGTCTTTCAAGTGCTATCTTCAGTTGAAGGATGTCTATGGTGGACAGACAACGCCATCCAATTTTACGTTGCGTCTCGCTCCCATCTCTAGATCGTGGAGTGAGGGTCGAGGCTATGATGTTATATCCTTCAGGGACCTAGACGCTTGCAACTTTTCCACTTCCTCAATTTCTTCTGGCGTTGTGGAAACATGGACAAGTCAGGGCGCTAGCACCTCAGGTAGTCTCGGTGATCCAACCCTGGATATCATTACCTCTGGAAATCTCGGGTCTGGCCTTGTGGATCTTACCGTCTCTCAGTTTTTCACGAGAGGCGACGAAAACCTTTTTGTGGATGTTACGACTCTTGCTAGCGCAACCCTCGCTGGCCTGATACCAAACCACGGCTGGAGACTTTCCTTCTCAGACGGCGAGGAGCTTGATAGCACCACTCGGTTCGTCAAAAGATTTGGGTCAAGGCATACCACCAACAAGGAACTGCACCCAAAGCTGATCGTGAAGTACAACGATTCCATTCAGGATGATTCTGGTGACCTGGAATTCAACTCTGCACAGCAGCTTTTCTTCTACAACACAGTGAACGGCTCCCGGACAAACTTTGTTAGCGGTTCCTCAACCGTTACGGGTTCCAATTGTGCCGTCCTCCACCTAATAGCCTCCAAGAGTATTTCTCACATGACAAACTCATGGAGCGTATCTCACTCCGCTAGCATCAACCACATGACTAGAAGCCTCTACGTCATCACACAGTCTTTTGATGTGTCTCAGTTTGTCCTGAATGGGCTCAGTCAAACTGGCATCTACACATCCAGCGTAGACATAAATCTTGTTACAAACGTCACAGTCAGCAACTTCCTTACCGGGGCTCTTTCTCAGCAGTTTAGGTTTGAAGTTCTTTCCTCCGACCTTTCCTACCAGTTTGCTCGTGGCCTGTATACGTTTAGAAAGCCACTAGCCATCTCTTCAAATGTTGCCAACAGAAACTGGTTGGCAAACATAACAAACTTGAAGCAGACGTATGTGAACTCGGAAACCGCAAGACTGAGAATCTTTGTCCAGGACTATGACGCCGATCAGCAGCCGTACAGGACAATGACAGCTTCAAGGTCGGTGATTCTAACAAACCTAAAGTGGCGAGTTCTAAAGGCCTTTTCCAGGGATGTGGTTATTCCATTTGACTCCGAGGCTACCCTGTGCTCTACCGATGCAGACGGAATGTACTTTGACTTCTACATGTCTGACCTAGATCCAAACGAAGTGTACGAATTTGAGTTGATGATAACTGAAAACGAGCAGGACTATCACATTAGCAATGCCGGGTTCAGATTCAAGGTAACGCCCTGATGACATTCAATAGCAGAAAGAGCCTTAAGGAAAGTGTCCCATCACTTTTTCAACCATCCGTAATTCGTTCCCTTGGCAACGAATCTCAGGGTGCCGTGACTTTCAACCTGGTGCAGGCTGGGGTGAACTTGGATACAACCATCGGCGAGACTGGCTCCTTCAAGTATGATCTACCCGGAAGTGGCCTGAAGAGCACACAGCAGTTGAATGTTGATTGGAGTCAGTTTGCCAACCATACGTTCTTTAACTCTGCTCAGGTGAAGGTAAACGTAGCCTTTGACAAGATTCAAAACTCCTTTCCATTTGACGGAACGAACAAGGAGGTTGAGGCCTATATCGACTCCCTTACCGGGTATGAGAAATACGTCTTCGATAACTATCCAAAAAATAAGGGGTACCTGTTCTTTTCTGGGACTGCCGGGGAGACCTTTGGCGGAACCTATGTTACCACCAAGGACATAGCCGGTGCGGCTTTTCCATCTGTTTCCAGAAGGCATGATGGCACAACCATAATCAATCCAGAAGACTCCTCCATGACGGTTGAGTACTGGTTCTTCGCACCATCACAAACCAACGACAACCAGATCATTCTCGACAAGCACAGCGGCTCAATGGGTTTCATGGTAACGCTGGAATCTACTGGCTCGGCAGTGACGGGCTCAACAACGTTTAGGCTGGTTTCTGGTAGCTCCACGAGTGACCTTACAGCTACCTTCCTCAAGGGAGAGTGGAACCACTTTGCGTGGATTTGGGATCGAACCCCAGGCTACTACAAGGTAAGCTCCTATCTTAACGGGCGATACTTCGCCTCCTCTTCAATGCCTGTTGAATTTGCTACGTTTTCGGCAATGGGCGATCTTCTGATAGGCTC